GCCGCCCGAGGACGAGAGAGTTCTTCTTCCAGACGAGGCACTGGCGAACCTGCAGCCCCACGTCGTGGCACGCGCCACGGAAGTTGTAGCCCTCGGAGTCGGCATGGAAGATGTAGAACGGGCCGCCGGGCTTGAGGCGCTTCTCCGCGCAGCCGAACGCCGTCCTGAGGAACTCGCGGAACTTGACGTCCTCCATCGAGTCGTTCCGGATCGACTGTCCGTCGGAGCCGTGGTAGTCCACGTTGTAGGGCGGGTCCGTGAGCCAGAGGTCGGCCTCACCTTCTCCGCACACCTTGGCGACGTCGTTTGGCTTCGTCGAGTCGCCGCAGACGAGGAGATGCTTGCCGAGAACGTACACCTCGCCGGGAGTGGAGACGGGAATCTCAGGCGTCTCGGGGACGGCGTCCGGCTCCGTCTCGCCGTGCGTTCCAGCCTCGCCGCCGAGGAGGTCGTCCAGCTCGTCGTCGCCGAACGCGAGAAGCGAGAGGTCGAAGCCGGCCTCCTGCAACGCCGCCAACTCGACCTTCAGCTTGTCCTCGTCCCACTCGGCGATTTCCGCGATCTTGTTGTCCGCGATGCGCAGAGCCTGCTCCTGCTCGGGCGTCAAGTCTGTCGCGATGATGCAGGGCATCGTCTCCCAGCCGAGCTTCTTCACCGCCAAAAGGCGCGTGTGCCCCTCGATGATCACCTTGTCCTTGTTGAGGACGGCGGGGTTGCGGAAGCCGAACTGCTCGATGATCCTGGCGAGCTGCTCGACCGCGCCCTCGTTGACTCGGGGGTTGTTCTCGTAGGGAACTATCTCCGATACGGGAACGTTCACCACCTTGATTTTATTCGTTTCCATCTGTGTTCTCCTGTTCGTGTTCCTTGTCGTAGTTCTGGATTCGCTGGCATATCCAGCGTGCGCAGTTGACAGCCCAGCCGTTGCCCAGAGCCTTGTAGCGGGGCGTATCGGGACACTCGTCCGCGCTCTTTCCGCGATAGGGAATCTTCGTGTAGCCGTCCGGGAGCCCCTGCAGGCGTTCGCACTCCAGCGGCGTCAGGCGGCGGACGATGTAGTCGACCGCGACCGCAGGGAGGTTGTCGCCCATCTTCGCCCGCAGCGTGGACGTCACTTCGTCGCCGAAGCGGTTGTCCGCCCCCTCGCGCTTGGCGAGCCCAGGCTCGAACGACACAGCGCCCGGCCCTTTGGATATGACCGTTGGGGCACACTCCTCTTCGACCTTGAAGCCGAACTTGGCGTTCTGCCCCTGGTTGAAGGACGCGCGGTCGAGTCCTATCGCGACTCCGCACTGGTGGCTCACGGCAAGCGTCTCGGAGAGGTTGTCCTTCGGCTTGTCGTTCATCGACCCCATCTGAGCGTCGAATCCTATGCACACCGCGTGGGGATCGGTGCCGTGCGCGGCGAGGATCGCGGGTGCGGCTCCGCTCGTGTCCGTCCCGGCTCCCGTTTTTCTCGCGCCCATGTCGAACACCCCGACAACCTCTGCCGCAACAGCGACCTTGTTGCCGGATTCGCCCTGCGTCTTCACGAGCGTGGGCGAGACCTCCTCCTCCGCGCCGACGCCCTGCGTCTTGCCCGAGTTGCCGGGCAGGAACGCCACGACCGCCGTGCCGCCTTGATGCTTGACCGGCGCAGAGTCCACGGTGGTGAGCGTCGGGGCGCACTCCACCTCTCGGCATCCCGAATGCGGGTTCTTCGACTTCATCGCGTTCGACCCCATCGAGTCGATTGCGTATGCGACCGCGTGCTGGTCGCGGGCCGTAAGCGTGTAGGACGCCCCCTTCTCCGAGACGCCGAATCCGGCACCGCCCTTGCGGACGGGCTTGTCCGCGTTCGTCGGCTTGTTCTTGTCCATGTCGATTGCGACCACCCCGTCCGCAGGCGCGACCACAAGCGGGTTGTTGTTGGCCGCCTGCGCGTTGTGCGCAGCTCCCATCGTCGGGGCGACCTCGACCTCGCTAGTCCTCGCGTCCGTCTGGTGGTTCTCGAAGCAGACCGCGTTGTGGAAGCCTGGCGAAGAACCGTTCACCAGCGCGCCGCTCACCTCCGGGCTTTCGGACTTCACGCCGCCCGGCTCGTATGGGTCGAATCCGGACGGTTGCATGACGTAGCCGCCCGACCTGTCCGCCTGCCCGGTCATCCTCGCCTCGAGGTCGCGGGCGGTCAGGGCGGGCATCACGTCGCCGCCGTTCGAGTTTGTCGGAACCGGGCGATCTGCGCCTTGAGCGCCGCCTCCAGCTTCGCCGGCAAAGCCTTTCCCCGTGATGCGGCGCGGCGGAGTATCCCCTCGCACGCCTTGAGGCTCAAACAGTATTTCCGCAGGTGCTCGCCAATCGTCTCCAAGATGTCCGACAAGCCACACACGCCGTCTTCGCTGAGGAACTGCGCGGGGCAGCCCGTCCACTCTGACATACTGAGCATCCAGCACTCTCCACGCGAGAGAATACCCGCATTGAGCCATCGCCATGATGACGTGTGCGAAATCCCGTCCCTGGTCGCTGGTAAGGCAGCCGGGCACGTTCTCTGCGAGTAGATACCTAGGTTGCAGCTCCCTGAGAAGGCGGATGACTTCAAAGACGAGACTTGACCTCGTTCCGCTTCCTTCCGCCATGCCCGCCCTCTTTCCCGCAACTGAGACGCTTTGGCAAGGCCACCCTGCCGCAAGCACGTCAAGTCGTCCGTCAAGTTCAACGACATCTGTTCCATTGGTTATCCTCCATTTCTCCTCCGCGCCGATTCTCTCGGCTTTGATTTTCGTCAAGTCCCCAAGGTTTGGCACCGTGGGATAGTGGTGTTCCAGCAATGCGCACGGGAACGGCTCGATTTCAGAAAAGAACACCGGTTCCCAGCCGCCCAGCGGCATCACCGCCGCGCTCATGCACTCGATGCCGCTGCATAAGGTTGCGTATGTGAACTGCTTTTTCATGTCTTTACCCTTCTGCATACCTTGCTTATGGTTCCGCGCCTGCACCCAGTTATGCGTGCGCATTCGCGTATTGATCGGTACCTTTCTCCGCGAAACTCTATGGTGTATTCTTGCAGTGCCACCTTGCGTTCACCGGGTGGCCGTAGCCTTTCGCATTCCTTGCTTATCGTCTGCCTGGTGTGCCCTGTCCTCCGAGCGCAGTCATGGATTGAGCAGTACCTAACACCTCGGAAAAGAATTGGGTTCTCATGTTGTTCCATCAGACGCTGCCGGAGCGTGCCGTAGTTGTGATTGTATGGTTCAGAGCACCACTCCAAATTCTCGGCGCGGTTGTTTGTGGGGTCTTCGTCCTTGTGGTTGACCTGCGGCAGATTTTCTGGATTGGATATAAATGCCAATGCAACAAGCCGGTGAACGGTTACCCGTTTCTTGATGCCCGATAACGTCAGCATTACCGTTGGATAGACAATTGACCCCGTCTGCTGCTTCATGATTCTGAAACACGGACGACCAAACCTATCGGCAGCGCGGCGAACACGGCCAAGACTGCTAACTTGATAACGTCCATCAGTCCATGCGATGTCGCGCCATTCCTCAATGCCTCCAACAGGCGGTGGATCCGCAAATTCCCTTTGAATTGTTGGCATTTCTTGCCTCCTTGAAAAATTACGTCATTGAAAGAAAGTCTGCTTAAAAGCCGCGCTCCTTCCCGCGCCCTGCTTTTGATATCGGTTCAGGGAGGAACCGTGGCCTTTTGCGAAAATATCCCTCTCGGGTCGTTTCCGGCATTCCCCAGGCGCGACGTAACGTCACGCTTGGCGAAAATTTCTGAATTTTGGTCGTTGACTTCTCGCCGTCAGCTATGGCATAATGTCCGCCGCTGGCCGCACCGGGTCCTTGTGGGAGCCTTTCCCCTCGGTTTTCGTTCCCGATGCGGCCGGCGTTTTCCCATCCGTCAGCTTTTCCGGTTGCTTTCCCGGTCTGCCGTCCAGGAAGGCCGAATGCAGAGGTGCGGGTGAGCGCAGCGAATTAGCTTTTCCGCCTCCGTCCCTAAAGGAATATTACTTTAGTAATATCCTTTAGCGGACCGGAAAAGCTATTCCCGCAACCCTCTGCCGGGGCGCCCGGAGAAGTAGCTTTTCCGGTGCCGGAAAAGCTATCGGAAAAGCTAATTTGCGAAACGACGTTTCACGCCAGTCAGACATCCGTCCACCGCCGTTCTCCGTCGTCCTC